CAAGGCGCGTTTAACGAATTAGGTTGCGCAGCTGCTTTCTCGGTGGCCAAGTTGGACAACACTTTGTTTTGGCTTGGCACTGATGCCCGTGGCCAAGGGATTGTCTACAAGGCCAACGGCTACAACGGCCAGCGCGTGTCAACCCACGCCGTTGAGTGGCAGATTCAGCAGTACGGCAACATCTCTGACGCCATTGCTTACACCTACCAACAAGACGGCCACGGCTTTTACGTTTTAACATTCCCAAGCGCCAATGCAACTTGGGTTTATGATGCGGCCACGCAAGCCTGGCATGAGCGTGCAGGCTGGGACAATGGCAGCTTCACGCGCCACCGTTCCAACTGCCAGTGCAACTTTGTCGGCAACATCATTGTTGGCGACTACCAAAATGGCAACATTTACACGTTTGACTTAGACACTTACGCTGACAATGGCCAGATTCAACGCTGGCTACGGTCTTGGCGTGCGTTGCCTACAGGCACAAACACCCTTAAACGTACCGCCCAACATAGTCTGCAACTGGACGCCCAAGCTGGCGCCCTGCTTACGCCGATCACAGAATATGTGTATTTGACAACCGAAGATGGGTTTAGGCTAATCACCGAGTCTTATAACAATCTAGTTGATGAGACAACCCTGTCTGTCAACCCACCGCCACAGTTTATGCTGCGCTGGTCGGATGATGGTGGCCACACATGGTCAAACGAACATTGGGCGCAGGGTGGCGCTGTTGGCGCCTATGGAACCCGTATTTTCTGGCGCCGTTTGGGCATGACTCTTAAACTGCGCGACCGTGTTTATGAGTTGTCAGGCACTGACCCTATCCAGATCGCCATCATGGGCGCTGACTTGGTTATGAGTCCAACCAATGCCTAACATCACGCAAATCCCGTCAGCGCGGGTTGAGTTAATCGACCCCCGCACCCAATTGATTTCGCGGGAATGGTATCGGTTTTTCTTTAATCTGTTTCAGTTGACTGGCAACGGCACAAACGACATTACGCTAGAAGACTTGCAGATTGGGCCGCCATTGACAGATGCGTCCTCGCAAGTGGACGCGCTGCGCACCGAGTTTGGCGTGGGGCCGCCTACCGTACCCCCTCAGTCTTTCACAAACTATTCGGCCCAGCCAAGTGTTATCGTACTTAGCCCGTCGCCTTACACTTACATTAACAACACTGGCTATCCCGCAGATATAATTGTCAGCGGCGGTGGCGTGTCCCTATTGGAATTTTCACGAAATGGTGCTACATTTTTCAGCACCGGCAGTTTCTATGGGATGTTCACACTTTCACCTTATGACCGGCTGCGGGTAACGTACCAAACGCCGCCACAAATGACTCTTGTACCGAGGTAACAAATGGCCACAGCAACACTTTCGCCCGCACCAAAACTACAGTTTTTTGATGCTAATGGTAATCCCCTAGTAGGCGGGAAACTGTACTCTTACGCTGCGGGCACATCTACGCCTTTGGCCACATACACCGGCAACACCACCACAACAGCCAACAGCAACCCTGTGGTGCTGGACTCACGCGGTGAAGCAGGCGTCTGGTTGTCGTCTAGTTACTACAAACTGAAGCTGACCGACAGCAACAACGTCGAAATCTGGACAGTTGACAACGTGGGCGGTTTTGCCACCATGGCTGACCTGACAGCGGCCATTGCGGCTTTGACAGCTTCCTTGGCGGCCAGCAGTGGTTCTAGCATGATTGGCTTCATTCAAGCCGGCACAAGCGCGGTAGCCACCACAGCACAAACCAAGATGCGTGAAACCATCAGCGTCAAAGACTTTGGCGCTGTGGGCGACGACACGCACGACGACACCACCAACATTCAGGCAGCAATCAATTACGCCAACACCATTGGCGGCGACGTTTACTTCCCTGCTGGTATTTACAAAATTACCAACGGTTTGACAATTAACAACAGCGGCGACACCAGCGATACATTTAAAGCGTCCATGTACGGCGACAGTTCGTCTAGCGCACGCATCCATGGCGCGGCTGGCTCTTACGACATGTTGACCATTACCGGCGGCACTGGCGCCGGCCTTGAAAGCCATCAAGTCATTCGCGGTCTGTTTTTTGTCAAAGAAGATTATGTTGGCTTTTGCATTGGCGGCGACAACTTGGCATTTTTGTCACTAGAAGATGTGTCTTGCTTTAATGGCGCGTATTCTTTTTACGCTACTGACGTTTTATCCAGTGTGTTTTACAACTGCGTATTTCGTCAAGCCACAATTGGCATGCGGGCTGAATACACCAATGTAAGCTATCCCAACGCATTGACTATGGTTGGGTGCGTGGTAGGCAATTCCCGCGACGCTGGTATTTGGATTGTGGGCGGTACAACATTTAACATGTTTGGCGGCAGCGTTGAAAGTAACGGTATTGACGGTTCTTCGGCCACCAAATTTGGCGTGTTACTTAACAACTCAGGCGTTCAAGGCTCTGTTTCTGGTAATTTCAGCGGCGTTTACTTTGAGAACAACGTCGGTACTGCCGACATTTGGTTGGCCAACTCTGCGCAACCAGCTGCGGCCAGCATCAGCGGTTGCTCATTTGCCCGCATCAGTTCAACTTACTATGTCACAAACAACATTTATGTTGAAACATCTGGCGCCGGCATTACTCAATCTGTAAGCGTGGCTGGTTGCGGATTTAAGTATTTCAATACTTATGTTCCCAATTCAGGCCGCAAATACATTAACAGTTCATCTACATCGGGCGGTGTCAGCACTGTTGCTTGGTCTGGTTGCGTGTTTCAATCTGCAACTGAAACGCCAACGATCACCAACGAAATTCAATTGACTGGCGGCGCTGGTGGTTACGTCACAGCGGTAACGGGCACATCTCCCGTAGTGTCTTCTGGTGGTACAACGCCGGCCATTTCAATGGCGGCTGCTTCTGGCTCAACCAACGGCTATTTGACTTCAACTGATTGGAATACGTTTAACGGCAAAGCATCGACTGCTTTCCCTGGCTGGAATTCGGTTACTTTCCAAAACAGTTGGAGCGATGCGGGTTTTCCCTCACCTTTGTGCAGTTACTACAAAGACGCATTTAGCGTGGTTACTTTACAAGGCGGCGCTATCCGCGGAAGCAATTCATCAGCCACAATCTTTACTTTGCCGTCTGGCTACCGCCCAGCGTCAACTTTGATTATCTTGGTTTATGGTGAGGTTAGCAGCGTAGCAACGCTTTCAATCATAACCATCACGACAGCAGGCGCGGTGTCTATGTTACCGGCTGGTAATGTAGTGTCGCTTAATAACGTATCGTTCCAAACTAACTAAGGACTGACATGGCTGTCTATGTAAAAGTTCTAATCCCTGCCAAAATCGCCGAGGCGGCGCAGACAACGCAGTACACTGCGCAAAACGTCACGACGATCATTGACAAGTTTACTGCGACTAACTTTGACATTGTGGCAGCCACAATCAGCGTTAACCTTGTGACCGTGGGCGGCTCTGCCGGCAACAACAACGTGATCACCAAGTCCAAAACCTTGCAGGCCAATGAGACGTATATCTTTCCTGAACTGGTTGGCCAAGTGTTATCCCCTGGCGGGTTTATTTCAACCATTGCCAGTGGCGCAACCTCGGTCAACATCCGCGCCAGCGGTCGGGAAGTGTCGTGATTAACCACCATTTCAGCGCAGGCGTCTACGCCAAAGAAACGCTGATACCGGCGGGGCATGTGCTTGTGCAGCATAAGCACAAGTTTAGCCATTTGTCGATTTTGGCCAGTGGCTCAATTGAGTTGATGGTGGATGGCGAGCGCAAAATTATTCACGCGCCAGCTTGTTTGACTATTGAAGCAGACAAGCATCATGGCGTAAAATCACTTACAGACGTTGTGTGGTACTGCATTCATGCAACTGAATGCACTGATATGGATGAGATTGATGAAGTCTTAATTGTGCCAGGCGATGTTGCGCAGGCTCAAGAACTGGCCAAGTGCCTACAGGAGAACTAATATGCCATGGATGGCCCTAGCAATCGGTGGAAGCGCCTTACTCGGTGCAAGCGCATCTAAGAGCGCTGCAAACACACAAGCCGCTTCTGCGGATCGTTCAATTGATCTTCAACGTGAGATGTTCAACAAGCAGCTTGAACTTCAGCAACCCTTTCAAGAAGCTGGCGTTAATGCGCTCAACAGAATGCGATCTGGCGATGTAATGGGAATGATGGATCCATCTTACCAATTTAGACTTGGCGAGGGCATGAAAGCGCTTGACCGCACAGCCGCCGCCCGTGGTGGTTTGATCAGTGGCGGCGCTTTAAAGGCCGCCCAGCGCTACGGCCAAGAGTTTGCATCTAATGAATTTGGCAATGCTTACAACCGCCTTGCAAGTATGGCTGGTATTGGCCAAACAGCTACAAACAACATGGGCGCGGCTACCGGTAATTTTGGTACTAACGCAGGCAATTTAATGACCGGCGCAGGCGCAGCACGCGCATCTGGGTATGTTGGTGGTGCTAATGCGTTAAGCAGTGGTTTGGGCCAATACATGAATTACACCCAAAGTCAAAACTTGATGAACCGTTTATTGCCACAATCTACTGCTGGCGGCGGTAGCCCAAGCAACGCACAGTTGGCTGAACAGTATTATTTGAATGGATAAATTATGGCACTTGATCCTTCTATCTCTTTGGGCGTGCGCGGCGTTGAGTTTCAAAACCCTTTGGCTCAATACGGCCAGATTGCGGCCATTCAGAATGCTCAGAATCAAAACGCATTAGCGCAGTTTCAGCTTGGCAGCGCTCAACGTCAAGAAGAATCGCAAAACGCTTTGTCAGATTCTTATAGAAGGTCAATTGATCCTACTACTGGCGAATTAAATACAAAAATGTTGTTGGCCAATGTGGCGCAGTCTAAAGCTGCACACTTATTGCCAGACATTCAAAGCAAATTGCTTGAGTCTCAATCTAAACAGGCCACTATGGCCAAAACAACGCAAGAAACTGAAGCTGGCAAATTTAAATTAGCCCAAGACAAACTTAAGCATGGATGGATGTCCATGGGTGAGGCTTCTACACCGCAGGCTGCAATTGAAAAATTGCAAGATGGGGTAAGCAAAGGTTATTTTGATGAAGCTACTGCAACCGCAGAAGCGCAAAAAATTCTGAGCATGACGCCTGATCAGTACAAACAATACCGCATTCAAAAAGTTATGGGTTTATTGGACGCTAAAGATCAGTTAGGCGCCATGTTGCCCAAAGTTGCTCGTCAAGAAGCTGGCGGCAAAATTCTTACAATGCAAGATAATCCCATGTTGCCAGGCTATGGCCAACCGATTGCTGGTATGGACATTGCAAAAACGCAAACTTTTGCTGATATTACTGCTGCTAAACAAGCAACAACCTCTGCTGGCCAACTTAATTTGGCACAACAAAAATTTGCATGGGAAAAAGCTAACCCTGGCTTTGAACTCAAAGAAGATGCCGATGGCAATTTCTTTGGAGTCAACAAACGCACATTGCAAGCCTCACCAGTTACCATTGGTGGCCCTGCTCCAGCAACTGCACCAATGGCTGCACCGGCAGGCGCCGGCATGCCAGGCGCTCGAATTCCCGCAATCCCTGGCATGACAAGTGTCTTGGATCAGCAAGCACCGGCAGCAGCCCCTGCGGCTGGTATGCCTGGCACGCAATTGGTTGGTAAGGGTCAGGCCATGACCGAAGCCCAAAGCAATGCGGCCATGTTTGGCGGTGCAATGGCACAGGCACAAAACACCATCAAACAATTAGAAAAAACAGGCACTGTTAAGAATGCAGTTGTGCCAGGCTTGTTGACTGGATTAGCGCAAATGGTTCCATTTGGTGTTGGCCAAGGCATTAGTAATGTTATTGAGTCAACATTTAATGCAGACCCAACTGGTTTAATTGGGCCAGATGCTGCACAACAAAAATTGGCTCAAGCACAACTGGCTTTTGCTACTGCTTATCTTCGCAAAACTTCTGGTGCGGCTTTTGGTGCATCTGAGGTGTCTAACACAATTAAAGAGTTTTTCCCTTTAATTGGTGAAGGTGACAAAGTAATTGCGCAAAAATCTGCTGCCAGAGATCGGGCATTAGAAGGAATGAAAATTTCTACCAGCAAAGAAGGTAAAAAATACATTGAAAATTATGGTGGTGGTGGCGCTCCCGCTGCCGCAGGCGGTGGTGGTATACCCAACGCAACGCCAACCAATCCATTGGGGTTGACACTACCACCTGGAGCCAGATAATGGCCACACTTGCAGAGTTCCGCGCACAGTACCCACAATATGATGCAGTGCCAGACCTTACTCTGGCCGACTCATTGCATGAAAAATTCTATTCAAATATTCCAAAAATAGAGTTTTACAAAACGATTGGTTTGGGCACAGCCGCCGCAATCCCTGGCGCTGAAAACGTAATAACTGGCAAGGCCGCGCCAGAAGTTCCACTGCGTGACCGCATCATGGGTGTCATTGAAACGCCATTGGCGTTTGGCGCAACTTTGGGCGGTGCTGCAATTGCACCTCTTGTTGGCGTTGCTGGTACTTTGGCTAGTGGCAAATATGGCACTCAAGAAGGCATTCGCGCAGGCGAACAGGCTATGAAGGCCGTGCAGTACCAACCGCGCACACAAACGGCCAGAGAGGCTTTGGGCGCTGTGGGTGAGTTTTTGCAACCAATCACTGGTGCATTGCCACCAACACTTGGGTCAGTTGGCACAACATTAAATGCTTTGGCGCCTGCAACCCTAATGCAAGCCAACGCGCTTGCACGGCCTGCTATTCGTCAGGTAACAGTGCCAGTTCAAAATGCCATGGTCAACATGATGACACGAGAACAACAGCCTGCTATGTCTGGAATGGGCGCCGCCAATACAACTGAAGAGTTAATGCGTCAAGAGCGTTTGCAACGCTTGGGCATCCCTGCGACAGCTGGTGAACGCACTAAGAACTTGGCGCAGCAACAATTTGAGGCAGAAGTTGGGCGCGGTGTAGTAACTGGCATTTCCGAAGAAGCTAAAACAAAGTTGGCTGAACAAATGTCTGGTTTTAAAGCAAACCAACAAAAAGCCATTGTGCAAAATTTTGAGCGCATGACCAACGAAGTGGGCGCTGAAGTGGCTGATCCAACCCAAATGCGTGCCGTTGGCAAGATTGTTGATAAAACGCTTAATGACGAATACACCAAAAAATATGATGTATATAAAGGGTTGTATAAAACGGCAGATGACGCTGGAGAAACATTGCAACAAGTGCCATATCAAAGTTTGCTTGATTACATCAATACCAAAACGCCAACACAACGAAAAACATTAGATCCAATTTTAGATTCTGTGGCCGAATCTTTAAAAATGAACGATCCACAAGGCACTGGAAGCATTACAGTTCGAGCGCTTGAAGACATATACCAACAAATTGGCATGGTTAAAGACTCTGCAAACGCCAAACCAATGAAAAAACTTATTACTCAAATAGGTGAAAATGCTGGCGGTGAGTTGTATCAAGCTGCACGTCAAGCTAGAGCGCAATTAGCCAAAGAATTTGAAGATGTTTATCGAGTTGACAAATTGCTTGGCACAAAGGCCGGCTACGCTGACCGCCAAGTGGCGCTTGATGATGTGTTTAAGTATGTGGTGCTTGATGGCTCATTAGAAGAAATGCGCACGGTAACAAAGTTACTAAAAAAAGGTGGCCCAGAAGGTCAGCAGGCTTACAAAGAATTGCAAGGTCAAACAATTCAATACATGAAAGACATGCTGACTAAGAGTGATCAACCATCTTTTAGAAACCTAAACACGTTGATCAATCAACTTGATGCCGAAGACAAACTTGTTTACATGTTTGGCAAAGCAGGCCGCAATGAAATTATGGACTTGCGCGATGCCGTAAAAGATGTATTGGTCAAGCAGCCTGGCGCGGTAAACTACAGCAACACTTCTGGTGCTGTTTTGCGTGGTCTTGAGGCTTTGCAGGCAATAAGGTTCCCAGGCGCCAAACCAGCTGCGGAATTTGCCCGTACCCGCGAAGTAACTGGCAAAGTTCAAGAAGCGCTTAAGCAGCCAAACGCTATGGCGCCTGCGCAAACCAACAAGAACGCATTGGCAAACGAACCTTTCCGCGTGGAAATTCGTGGAACGGGTAAAAAATAATGGACTCTCAGGTTCTTTTTAACATTGCGGTAAGTTTGGCAGGGTTTTTAGGTGGCTGGGTGCTAAACAACATTTACCGATCCATTGAGCGCCTCGACACCGACGTGCGGGCTATGCCTTTAAATTACGTCAGCCGCGACGACTACCGTGCTGACATGCGCGACGTTAAAGAAATGCTTGGCAAAATCTTTGACAAACTTGACAACAAAGTAGACAAATGAATGCGTTGGCTTGCCCTCTTACTGTTGGTCGGTCTGGTGGGGGCCGTAGCCAAGAATGGCTGCCACGTCCGCGAGTTCTATGGAATTGGCTACACAATCCACGATCCAACTGAGCGCCATTTCAAGATGTTGGCATGGCTTGAAAACAATGCCCAGTATTGCAAAACTTCAGATTATGTGGTTTTGTGGAACAATTTGGCAGAATGGGCAGGGACGGCAGACAGTGTTTGGTTAAGGGGCGCCGTCATCCAAGGTTATAAGAATGCGGAACAACGTGAAAAATGATAGAAACCATCAGATTATTTCCAACTGTTCAAGCGTCAGGTTATCCCGACAAGCATGATCTTGCCCAGGCTAAATTAGAAAAACAGCATGAGGCCAACAAAGTTGTTGAGTTGGCAAAGCAAAAGCAAGTTCAGCTGCAAGACGTAGGCTTTGAAATTTACTGTAAAAAAGTGGTTCAAGAACGCTTGCGCATGGAAATATTTCAAAACCGTAAATTAGACATTTACGCATGAAGCCAACATGGAAAACACAACAAACATTAAAGAGAAGCTGACCTTTTATGTCACCATGATTGTGGCAACAACTTTGTGCCTTTGTATGTTGGCAATGGTTGGCGCATTCTTACTTGGACTATGGGCGAAAGAAGTCGACAATAATTCAATTTTTGGACTGATCGGGCCGGCGTTTCAGACCCTGTGTGGGGGGCTGATAGGCTTCCTATCTGGTGTAAAACTTATGCAAACTGATGAAAAACCAAGGGAGGCTGAAAATGTTGGGACTAGATGCACTGCTCCAAGTGGGCGGGAAACTGATCGACAAACTGATACCTGATCCAGAAGCAAAGGCCAAAGCGCAGCTGGAGTTGGCCAAGATGGCTCAAGATGGTGAGTTGGCAAAATTGGCCAACGAAACCAAGCTGTTTGAAGTAGAGCAAGAAAACGTCACCAGACGCGCTGAAGCGGATATGGCTAGTGACTCTTGGCTTTCCAAAAATATACGCCCTATGACGCTTATATTCCTTTTGGTGGCCTATTCTGGCTTTGCCATTGCATCCATCTTTGAACTTGAAACCCGTGGCGCTTATGTTGAACTGCTTGGCCAGTGGGGTATGCTTGTTATGTCGTTTTACTTTGGTGGCCGCACCATGGAAAAAATTGCTGACAGGGTAAAGAAATGAATTTGACAGAACACTTTACACTTGAAGAGTTAACACATACAGATCACAGGGAGTTTGAAAATGTTCCAAATGAAGCAGAACTTGAAAACCTTAATCGTCTTGCCAAATTCCTTGAGGATGTCAAAACAGCCCTTGGTGGCAAGCCCGTCATGGTCAACTCAGCTTTTAGAAGCAAGCAAGTCAATGATGCCGTGGGTTCTAAAGACACTAGCCAGCATCGCATTGGTTGCGCTGTGGACATCAGGGTTCCTGGACTAAAGCCAGACGAAGTGGTCAGAACCATCATTGCGTCTGGCCTGCCTTATGATCAGGTGATCCGCGAGTTTGACCGCTGGACGCATGTCAGCATACCGAACACGCCAGAGGCAGCGCCTCGCAGACAAGCCCTGATCATTGACAAGGCGGGGACTCGGGTGTTTGCTTAGTGACGGCGCGGTAAGCCTCAATGGCCGTTTTCAGGTCGCACTGCAACTGCTGAATAATGTCGTCCTGTTCGCACAGCTTCACATACGATTCACCAGCAAAATCAACCAGGCTTTCACGCTCCCAAATGTCAAACTTGGGCATCTGAATTTGGCGCTTGCGCCACCCGCTTTGCTTAGTCATTGGTTTCTTTCTTTGAAGGTGCATCCAGTTCACGGCGGTAATACTTGGCTGGCATCTTAGCTTTTTTATCCAACTCTTTGCGCAGCCACTCGGCGCCGCCAAGTTCT